GCTTTGATCGCGGCCGGTTCGAGAGTCAGACCGTGCACTTCGGCGGCATGCGCAATCAGTTGTTCCTTCGTCATCTTCGAAAGATCGACAGACTGAGGAGCCGCATCGGCGATCGGGAACGCGTACTTGCGCCCGTCGACTGTCACGCACACGCGCGTCGGAACGTTCTTGATGGTGCGATCTTCCCTGAGCAGAACTTGCCACTCCTGTAGTTTCGCTATTTCATCAGCGGAAGTGGGCGCGGGCACAGCGAGGAGCGCGTTCGCACTCTTGAGCGCCACCGTGCGTTGGGCGGACTCATTATCCGGGTAATCGAGCTTCGCCTGGGTGAAAGCTTTTGTGTAAGCTGCCGCCCACTGTTTTGCGGCTTTGTCTGACATGTGCTCTGGAGCGTTGGGAATTACCGAGACGGTTGCCATGGTTCTATCTCCTATGCAGCTTGGGTTATGACCGAGAGGCCGTAGCTCTTGAGCAACTGGCGTTCCTGGTCAGTGGGTTTCAGTTGGTCATCGTCCAGGTGTGGTATCACCAGGCAATGGCAGTTGATTGTGTTCTCCGCAGATCCGGAGGGATCGCGCGGATACATCAGCTCCTCGCCCTCCACGAGGAAAGGTTCGCCGGGATCGCGGTCCTGGCCGTCTGCGAGCAGATGACCGATGCGGGGAACCATAGCCACCGGAATATGCTTCCAGCGTTTCTTCAGCCCCGGATGCCGCGTGGCCAGGTCGCCGATCCGCGCCACCGAGGCCAGCGAGTGAACCCGCATGATCTCGTTGGTCGCGATGCTCATGGCCCGTTCGCCCACCTGGCTGAAGAGTCCGGAGAATTTGCCGCCCTCAAGCGTGGTGCCGATCTGTTCGACGAGCTGCTGCAGGTTGCTGCCGCCAAGGTACGCCCGCTGAATGGCGGCGTTGATCCTGGCGCTCATGTCGTGGGTCAGGCCGCCGATCAGGTCGGCCGTGTAGCCCTGGACCACCTGGAGCGCAGCACGGTCGACTACCGGCTGCACCAGCACAGATCCCGTGCCGGCCGCCACCGCCGCATCCACGCTGAGCGCGGCCTGCTCATAGCTCTTCTGTTCAAGCGTGTTCACCTGGGCCGATGCCTGTTTGCCAAACTCACTGAGGACGCGGTCGATCTGCGCCTTCAACGCCTGCAGCCTCGCTGCGTTGTAGCTCTCCGGATTGCTCTTGGCCACGTCGGCCAGGATCTCGCGGTTGGCTTCTTCGAGCAGCTTGACGATGCGGGTCCGCGCCTCGGGCGTCAGAGCCCGCGCCCGATCCGTGAGGAGGGCAAGCTGCTGCGCGTAAGCCTGGGCGCGGGAGTCAGCCATCAGGCCACCTGCTCTTTGGCTTCGTCTTCGTCCAGCAGATCGTTGTCCGGGCCTTTGCCAGTCTTGTCGGCCGCGTTCGGCTGCGGGGTCTTCAGCGAGCCCAGCGCCTGGGCCAGGGCCGACTGCGGGAAGAATTGATCCTGCTGCTTGGCCGCGCGGTCTTGCTGCTCTTGCTGCGCCGCCTCGTACTCTTCCTGGCTGTCATCGATATCCACGCCAATCTCAGACAGCAAAGTGTGGAAGGCCCGCGCCGCCGTCAGTCCGGTAATCCATCCCTCTTGCTGGCCAGTCGTCAATGCCGTTGCTGCGCCGGTCAGCGTCTGCGCGCCCTTCTCCAGGTCCTTCACGGCGATTTCAGGGAACTCGATCGAGTAGGAAAGGTCGATCCCTTGCGGCAGTACTCCGGCGCGCTGGGCGCAGCTCAGAACGAAGTTCAGCACCGACTTGATGCAGCGGGACATCAGGTTCTGCCGCTTCTGGATCTTCTTCGTAAACGGCGCATTCATCTCCAGCGCCGATGCGCGGTTGGCGTCATCGCCGTCGCCCATCAGTACAGGAGGGATTCCGGCTCCGCCCAGGCCATACTTTTTCACCATGCCCGCGCCGGCCGCCATGTCCTGGCCTTTGAAGTCCGGCGTCTGCGCTTCGATCTTCAGCTTCTCGTTGCTGACAACCACGCCGCCCTGGCGCGGCGGGTCCTTGGTCAGCTTGTTCTTGTACTCATCGACCTTCTTTGAGTCAGCTCCCTCCAGCGTGTAATGCCACACAAAGGAATTCAGGAACCGGCACTTGTCCGCGAAGTCGAAGATCATCTGATCAAAGACATCGATCCAGTCAGCCAGGCTGAATAATTCGCTGAAGCCGCGGCTGGCGCTCTTGGCCTTGTTCAGCGCGAAATAGAAGCACTCGCCATCGAGCTGCCCATAGTTCTCATCGTTGGGGTCTTCGATGCGGCGAACGATCAGCATCGGCTTCTGCAAGACCTCACCCACCTCGCGGCGCAGCCGGACAGCATACGGCACATTGATCGAGGCCGTGCCGTCCGCCGTGGCCATCTCCGCGAACTGAATGGTGTCGATGTTCATCGGATCGATGTAACCGACGCGCACTTTGCCGTTCACAGGATTGACGGCCACCGGCACGCACAACTCGCCGAAGGTGGTCTTCTCGTCGCACCAGGTCTCAATGTTGGCGTCCATATCGTTGACTTCGTCGTTCCAGAAGTCGTCGATCACCTGCTGCACGCGCGGGTCCTTGGCGGTCACGCGCACGCCTTTGCCCAGCGTGTAGTCGGTGAGGATCTCCACGATCCGCTTACCGAAGGGCGTGGTCACGGCGAGGAAGTAGCAGACCTGCAGCATGCGGTCATGCATCAGCGGGTTCAGGTCGCGGAGCGTGGCCAGGCTTGTGATGCGCCGGAAGCCAGGATCTTCACCGTCGCCCGTGGTCAGCGTGAAGAGCTGCGGCGCGACGGCCTCGGCCGCCAGGCGTTGCTCGGGCGTGATCTTGCCCGTGCCCAGCATCTTGTAGGCTGCGGTGAGCATCGGGATGTCGCTCTCGGCTACGTTCGAGAGGCCAGCCTTTACCAGCGCACCGCGCACGGCCGCTTCGTCCGCATCCTCGCGCGCCTCATTCCAGCGCTTCGCGTCGCCCAGATTGAGCATCGTCATGCTGTTGCGCTCGGCAATCGAGCGGCGTTGCAGCCAATTCTTTACACGTCCCGGAATCAAGCCCATCTGGATCTCCTGTCGCGGCGCACGAAGTCGTCGCCGCCCCGGCTCTGGCCGGCGAGTACTTCGCCGCGGCCGACGCCGGATTCCCGGCCGCCCACCTGAGCGTTGCTGCTGGCGATTGCTACCTGAAAGTTGATAGTGCGGGCGAGCTGCACCGCGCCCTGCAGCGCGTCGGCCTGATCGTCCTTGATTTTTCCCAGAAAGAGGAGCTGCTGGATCAGCGTCTTTTGCGTCCCATCCAGACAGAAACGTATGGTTCCGTTTTCAACCAGCGACGAGATGCTGGAGATCCGGAGAAACTTGTCCGTCAGGTTGGGCACGCCGACAACGTTGATATAGCGGCCCGTCACCCGGCTCTGCTCTTCCATCTCCTGCTTCAGAGCGTCCTGGTACGCCTGGTTCTCGATACCCACAACGACCGGTTGTTCTTCGTCGTAGCGGTTGAGGATGAATTCCTTTTGCTTGATGTACGGAAGCTTCACGCCTTCCGCGCGCTCGACATGCAGGAAGCCATTCGTGTCGATTGCCAGGGTGACGCTGGCAAAGAAATCCGCCCGCTTCTTCAGGCTGATCGCCGGATCGTAGTAAGTGACCCGGACACACGGTTTCTGTTGCAGCTCCTCGCGCCGGTAGGCGTGGCGAATGATCCATCCTTCCTGAAACACCTGAGTATCTGCGCTGATCGGCCGGTTGCGGAACTCCTGGTTAAAGAAGACCGACCCGACATCGCCTTCCTTTTCCTTCAGCGATTGCAGATCCCACTTCTCGGGCCACAGCACCGAATCCGGGGTCCACTCGTCATCTACAGCCTCGTAGGTGCGTTTGATGAACCGCTTGAATTTCTCCGGGTCCAGCAGGTTCGACAGGAACGAGTCGAAATGCAGAATGGTGCCGACGGCGAAGATCTGGGCATTCTTGCCCAGGCTCATCACCGTGCCCTTGAACCACTTGATGAGCTTCTCGCGCGTCTCCGGATTATCTACAGACTCTTCGTTTTCGAGATCATCCAGGATGATCAGGTCGGGGCGGTATTGCCGGTAGCGCAGGCCGCGCATGCTCTGGCCTGCGCCGCGCGCGACAATCGAGATCCCTGTGTTCGTCCGGCAGTCGTTGACATCCCACTTCTTGTCGCCGACCAGGTCGCCGAAATCCTCGCGCAACTTGGCGTTGGTTTCCAGCTCCTCTTTGATGGCGGCGAGTTGGAGCGCTGCGTTCGCCTGGTTGTCACCGATGAGGACGATGAACCGGCGCAGCTTGTAGCAGATGCAATAAAGCGGGAAGATCACCGAAACGACGGTGGACTTCGCATGCTCGCGAGGCGCGGCGATGGCCGCATACCGTTCCGTGAGCAGGATGGTGTACAGCTCACGGTGGAACACTGCCGGCGCGATGAACCGATCCGTCTCGGGATCGACCATGAAGTGCCGGAGATACTTGACGGCGAAGTCGGTGATCTGGTCGGCAAGGTCCCACGCCTGCGAGAGAATTACGGAGGCGTCCGCCTTTTCCACCCGCGACTTGACCGGAACTTTTGAGAACACAGACCGGAGACCAGCTCCGGCTTCCTCAAGCCGCTGTCGCTTCGATTTGCTTTGCGAATGCTTCAGCGGCATGAGATAGCTCCGTAATCAGTTCGTCTTGAATCGGGTCGAGAACTTCCCGCACCTGTTTACGAGTGCGCAGCTTCTTCAGCAGATCCTGCGCGGCCAGCAGGTAAATCTCCCGCGGATCGCCCGCCTCGGCCGCCAGCTTGGCCCGCTCGGCATTGATCTTGGCCAGGTCAGCCTCGACGCGCTTGGCCTGCAGCTCCACCCGCTGCAACCTCGACATGGTCAGAGCCAGGGCGTTCAGTCCCTCGATAAACTTTCCCCGGTCCGCGGCGCCCACACCCTGCATCAGGCTGAACACCTGGTCGCGCATGGCGTTGATCACCGCGGCGTTGCCTTCCGGCAGGCTCTTGGCGGCCAGGGCTGCTGCCCACTGCCGCGCCTGTTCCCCTTCGACAAGCACCTGCTGGCGAACCTGCGAGATCCGCAGATCGAACCAGCGCTGCAGCGACGACTTCGCCAGGCGCATCTCCGGGAACAGCTCCAGCACCTTCAGGTCGAGCGACTCCCAGTCGATGAACCCGCCGCCATCCTTGTCCCACTTGGCGCTGTAAGGAAGAGCCGACTGGTCGGCGATTTCGATCCAGGTGCGGCCGCGGTCGTAGAGCGCCTGGATCGCGTCGCGCGCACTCGGCGGCAGCTTGTCGATCTTGAGCGGCTGGCGAACTTCCCGCTTCTCTCCGGTTTTTGGCCTGGGTTTTGTCATGGCTAGTTGAAAGACACGTCCTCGTTGCTCTTGTGACGCGTGTAAAAGCGCAGCCCCACGGAAGTGAGCATGATCTCGGTGAGCCGGATTTTCCCGTCTTCCTCGTCTGGTTGCGACTTAAAGTCGATGTAATCGAGCACCTGGAGATCCTGAAGCAGCGTGACCACCTGGAGGCGCCCTACGGTCTGGCCGATTCGCAGCAGCATCGCCCAGAGTTCGCCGTCGGTGTACCGCTGTTCCTGACCCTCGTGATTTTCACGAATCAACTTGAGGATGATGCCTCTCCGGCGCCGCGCCAGAATCTCCTTACGTTCCGCTTCCAATGCCATCTTTCTCGCCTCCCCTATTGGTCAAGTGCCCCTGAATTGCCTTCACCGACTCCATTAATTGGCTCAACACTTCATCCTGCTGATCGAGTCGCTCATAAACGCTCTGCGACTCCTGGGCGGCAAACGTCGCCAGCCTTTGTGTCTCGCGCGCCTGTTCCCCGCCTTGCTCGGCTAGCCTGGTCAACGCCTCGGCCGTTCGCCCCTGGGCCTCGGCGGAGCAATGTACGCCGCTCGCCACCACGCTGAAGCTCTCGCGAACCGTTGCGTTCAGCCCCTCCAAAAACTTGCCCACGATAAATAGCGCCACGATCGCCACCAGAAACGCCGGCCCCCAGCCTTGCAGCAATGCAAACGCCCGATCCGGCTGAGCCCGCAACACCTCGTAGGCGCCCAATACCACAGCGGCCCCACTCGCGCCGCCGATCGCCACGCCCGCATGCTTTAACCAGCCGCCCCGGAAACCGAAGGCCACTTCAGTACGCGGAATTCCTGTCTCACTCAGCCCGAGCGCCGTCACTTGGGTTCACCGCCGACGTATCCGCGCTCCTGGAACGTCTTAATGCTCGCCACCACGAGATCGCGTAAACCATCAGCGGAGAGATGCACCGCGGCCGGCTCAACTGGCGCCAACCCCTGAACCAGTTCCATGGCCGCCGGTGCTGTCGCCAATACCTGGTTCTCTGCCAACTGGACAGCTTGGCCAGGTCCGGAAGTTCTTGCGGCCGCCCCAACCGCGGCCACACCTTGGAGCGCGGTCAGCAGCTCCGCCTGGTGGCGGTTCGCCTTGGCGCTCATGCCGGCGATCGAGAGACCAATGCCCAGCACAGTGAGACCGGTCACCGGATCAAGTTTTCCGTACCAGACGCCGGCCACCGCCGCCGCCATCACCAACCCTCCACCCAGGATGGTTTTCTTCCCTTGCCACCAAACCAGGACTGCCGCCCAAACCTTCCCCATGAAACCCCCTCAAACCCCGAAACCCGCCTCGCCGGTCAAACCGGAACAGTTTTTCCCTCATTCGCGGCCCGCTAAGGCCGCGTCGTACCCGTTCACCTTAAAAAAAGGTCCAACCCCACCACGGCGGCTAGCCCGGCGCGCTCAGGATGCCCTCCGGCGCGTTTCGGCTTTTTCGCCTCTCAGGGGGTCTCCACGGCCTGGGCGACCGTCAGATTGTCCGGCCGGAACCACATCGCCTTAAACTTCGCTTCGAACCCACTCACCGTCTCGGCGCCGACGGCGAACGTCGCGGAATTGTCCTGGTTTCGTTCGCCCTGCTCGCTGAAGTTGGCCGAGCCGTCCCGCACCACGCTCGAATCCACGCAATAGCTCTTCAGGTGCATCAGCACCTTGGAGTGCTTCACAAGGATCTCGACACCCTTTAGCCCGATCAGCGCGCGCAACGGAATTCGCGCGCAAGTGGCATCGCCTCGGCACTCAGCCTGCAACTCGCCCCTATCCAGATAAATCCGGATCGCCACGCCGTGGGCCGCCCGATCCACCAGCGCGTTCACGATCGCCTGATCAGTCAGGCTGAAGGCGGCCAGATCCAGGGTCTTGTGTGCCAGGGCTATCTCCGCCACGTCCATCTGCTCAAGGTTCAAGTCCGGCGAGTACTCGGTACTCAGCGCCGCAACTTGTGCGTACGCCAGTTGCCCGCAGCTTGCCATTCCCACAGCCAGGCCAAAGATCAAGCCCAACCCCATCCGTCCCCGCATCCCCATCGTCATAGCGTCGTCACCAGGGCGCGAATCTTGTCCGCGACCAGCCCTTCTGAAATGAACCACGGTTTTACTGTGCATTGAATCGTGAGCACCTGGCTCGGCTCGTCATAGTTCCAGGTAGCTGTGAAGCCGTTGCCGCTGGCCGTGCCCATGTCGCCCATGACGGCCACGTCGGCCTGCGCCCTGATCCGAGCACGGACCGCCTGAAAGCGATCCCGCGAGATGTTTTGAAATGTGACCGGCTTGCAGGCTGCCATCGGTTCCTCCCGCTTTGTTTGGCGGCATCCGGCCAGGTTCGACCGGATGCCGCCGGGTTGGTTGAGTTCTCGGGGTACACGCGGCACTCTCCGCATAGGTACTGGCACTTCGCCGCAATCCCGAGTTTGGTGCTCTCTATTAGGGGGTATCTCGTTACTGCGCGGCTTCGTCGGCCTGGGCCTGCGTTCGCGCAGCGGCATCTTCGGTTGTGGCGTCGGCCAGAAGCGCCGCGTCGGTCTCGCCCTGCATGGCCAGCAGCTTCTGCACCAGGGCCGCTCCCTCGCCAAATACCTCGGTCGCCAAGGCAATCAGCGCAGCAATCTCCTCCGGGGTCAGCGCCAGGGCTGCGAAGATCAGGAACCCGCCATTCTGCGGACTTCGAGGCGGACTCTGGTTTCGGCTGGTGCTCGATCCAATAATCGTCTGCAACACGGTCACCTCGGTCCGGATCGCCGAGATGATGGTCTCGAACTGTGTCTGGGCCGTTGTCGACTTCAAATGCAGCACGCCATTCGCTTCGAGGCCGTTGAGCTGGGTAAGGAACGTATTGAAGGTCTGCACGATTGTGGCGGTGTTCACAGTTCCGCCGCTTGCCTTGGCTGCGGTCAGTTGCTGCACCAGCACGTCGTTGGCTTGCGTGGCCTGGTCAATCAGCGTGGCCACCTGCTGCCGCTCCGGCAGGCTGATCTGGCCGGTTGCATACAAGCTGTGGTTCAGGTCGGCCGCCGTCTTCAAACTGTTGGCGATCGAGTCCGCGGCCACCGCCGACTTGTGCAGCGCCGTGCCACAGCTCGATGTCCAGGCGCACAGCCCCGTCATCGTCACAAGCGCCAGCGCCAATACCAAACTCACCCGCCACAGAGGGCGGCTGTTGACATGCGTTCTCATTGGTTTGTCTTTCCGCCGGCGGTGCCGGACTTGGTTTCGGTTGTGTTCCAGAGCACAAGCTCCGCCTCACGCCTGGCTTTGAGGCCGGCGTTCTCTTCCGTGCCGGCGCGATCCCAGCGCAGCAGTTCCTGCGCCGCGGCCTCGTAATGACCGGCGTTCAGCTCTTTCAGCAGAGTCGAAGCCGAGAGGCGCGCCCAGCCCAGGTTGAAGACGAAGTCCACCAGGGCGTCGAACTGGCCTTGCGTCAGCGGAACTTTGACCAGGCGCAGGACGGCCGACTCCGCATCGTCCACGTCGCAGGCGAGTATTTGTGCGGCAACGTCGGTGTTCACGCCATCCGCAAAGGAATCGGGATGCAGCAGCCTGTGGCCATAGCCGATGGTAGGGAATCCCTCCACATCCTTATAGACATGGCTGCGAAACCCCTCTGACTGCTTCAGTAATTTGAAACCCGCCGCGCTGAATTCCATCGCCCGCTCCCTCGCTCAAAAGTGAGGCCGGGGATTGCAGCGTGCGTACTGCGCTGCCTGCAACCCCACGGACACTCTGCGTGTGCGCCACCTGTTCGGGCTCCTCGCGGAGACAACCGACGGTGCGTTCAGGTTTCAGAGTAGGCGGGGATGAATCAGACGGGGGGTCGCCCGCGCCGAGAAGCGCGGGCGCAATCACGAGCGCGGGGAGCACTCGTGGCCATCATAGATGCAGTTGCAAAAACAGTCGTCACCTGTGAGCTAAGCGGCAACCGAAGGTGACCTAAGGGTTGCGCTAGCTACGGCACCCAGGTTCCGAGCCGCTCCTTTGCATTTTCGAACTTGTAAAATAATTCTCTCTTAGACGGCAGCATCCCAGGACCCATAGCGACTCTATCGACAGATAATCCGTCCCACGGCAAAGAGAGCCCGCCTTTACCCGATGCGGCGTATTGCCCATTGAAAAAGACATCAACACACCATTGCCATGGATTCGGAGAAGGTTCTTGCCAGCCATTTGCGGCAGATTGCATAATGAGCCGCTCCTCTCCGCTCTTTGGAGCACGACAGACAAGTATTTCCGCCGCATCTCCGACGATCTGCCCTTCTACTTCACAGCCTGATCTGCATAGCGAGACGACTTCCGGAATTCGGGAAAGAAGGGTCTTGTATGGCTCGGAGCGATCCGCAACGAAATCAACGCGGTTTACGCGTTCCACTGGATGAAGCCGCGAACTCGAAGAGTCCAGATCATACCAAACAGTCACCCGAAATTCATTGCTGCCAGGTCTCTCATAGACATCCTCAATTCGGAATCCCGCTGCAAGAAGGGCATTCTCTGTTTGCACGGGGACAAATTTCTTAGTGTCCGGAGAATAAAGCATCGAAGGCGATCCAAGATGCGCTCGCACGTCCCCCTGTGTTGCTCCTACGGCAATCAAATATTGACCCGAGCCTTGCCCAAAAACAACCGAACCAAACAACAGGCTAAGCAGAAGTAAAGTCAGCTTCATTTGTTCTCACTTTCTGTCCGTGGCCCTGCGGAAGCGCCCGGGCCGGATGCAACTCCGTGGTCCCTCTATTTCGCTGGATGTCGGCCGCTGCTCACGCCCTCCATAGCCCCAGCGACGAGCTCCTGAATGTCTGCGCCGTCGCGCTCAACACCGTCATTGAAGTGAATATTGACCTCGATATAGTCACCGTGCGTAAAGATCTTTTCGCACGGAGCATGGAAGTTAACCGATACTTCCGCTTTTCCCTGTTTCACTTCATTCCGTTCTACGGATTCCATCATGGCTCCGATCGTCCTTGCAAGATGTAACCTGTCCCATTGTTCCAGCACCCGTGATTTGCCCCCGACGCAGCCAAGATCGCGAATTCTAGCTTCACGCGACCTTCAATATGCTGCTCACCATAGCAGCGTCACGGATTCCTGCACGGTGACTCACCTCATAACACGCAATGACCGCAGAGGCGTATTTGTCCGGGTCGGGCCTCGCCCTGCCCTTTAAGCCTGCCTCAATCGCCTCGATAACCCAAGCAAGCAGTTCTGGATCCCACGGGACGCCCGTTGCGGCCTTGATTATCGGAGACTCCAAAACCCCCGAGTTAATCACATCGTAAGGCGAAATTTTGAATGTATGGAACCCAGCCGTCGATATCCAAAAGCCCTTTTCAGCAGGCGGAACGAGTTCCGCTAGCGCGAGCAGGGCGGAGACCGGAGGACTATCCTTCCCGCGCTCCCATCTTGTGATGGCCCCCTGAGAACTTCCAAGTTCTTCTGCTAGTTCGCTTTGCGTGAGCCCCAAATTCTTGCGAGCAAGGCGAAACGCCTCGGCAATTTCAGGGCGGTCGGCGGCAGATACGCGCAAGCGCGTTTTTTTATTGACATTCATACGCGGTTCCGCGTAAATTGCCTTCTTAGAGAGTTGATACCCACCGTGGATTTTACTTCGTTGAGCGCTGAATTCCGAGAGGCAGCCAAAATACGCGGCATAGTTGCCGACGTTGCCAGGCGGCTGCACCTGTCGCACGAGCACGTCAGGCAAGTTGCTTTGGGCGGCCGAACCAGTGAGCGAGTGGCCAAAGCTCTGACCATTGAGCTGCGCCAGAGAAAGCGTCAAGATCGCGAGAAAGCGGCATGAGAGATAAATCAGCACGCTTTCAGTCTGCGGCTGGCGCACCAACAAAGTCACTGTCTCTTTTTAACCAAAATTCCTCCGCCGATTACGCACAGGGTAGCCTGAACGACGATTCCCTGGTACGCAACACGATTACCAGCGCCATCAAGCAGTCGGGTACGACGCGCGCTGCAATAGCGGACGAAATGACCCGGCTGCTTGGAGTGCGTGTCACAGAGCGCAGCTTGACGGCATTTACTTCGGAATCCAAAGAGCTACACCGTTGGCCGGGCGCTTGGGATAGGGCATTTTGCGTCGCAGTGGGCAACGACGATCTCCTCAAGTGCCGCGTCGAGGCGGCAGGCTACAAGCCCATCCGGGACGAGGAGATTCAACTACTCGAATTAGGGCGGCAGTACCTGCGCCGCAAGCGTGCCAACGAAGAAGCCGAGATGCTTGAACGCCGACTCGCGGGAGCCGACTTATGAGCAAGCCGATGGACCGCATCGACGCAGAAACAGCGGCGAAGAATGGTGGCCAAGCATGAGCGCCCACCTAGCCGTCCTGCCCTTTGCCCCATTCGCCCGCCCTCAACGCGTGGCCCTCACGGACATTGACGCCATTGCGCAAGCCGAATCCAGGTATCGGCTCATCCTGCCACTTCTCGAATACCACCCGGACGCGCCTGGCTGCAGGATGCTCCGACTTCAGGATGGCACACCCGTTACAAGCTTTTCGCGGATGGTGGAATACGTCTCTGAACAAAGCAAGATCACCAGTCAAGGGGTGAGCACAGCAACCCTTTACAAGTACCTGGCCAACTTCCGCAATGGCGGCCGTCCCGCCTTAGCCGATCTCCAGCGCAAGGACAAAGGCACCAGCCGCTTCTTCGACTCCTACCCGAAAGCCAAGTGGATGGCAGCCTACATCTTCCTTGATGAACGTATGAGCGTCCGCGTGGCCTACGAATTTATCCTTGGCAACCTTCAGTTGCTGGAGATCCCCCGCGAAAACGCCCCCAGCTACGAGACGGTCCGGGCATGGCTCAAGCAGCTGCCCGCCGCTCTAACCATATACGCGCGGCAGGGTCGCAAGGCCTACCGCGACCTGATTTCTCCCTACCTGAAGCGCATGTACACCGACATCTACGCCAACCAGGCGTGGGTCGTGGACCATATGATCCACGATATTTTTGCGCTGAACAATGTGTTCGATGATTTCGAGCCGTGGCAGCGCATTCGCATTCGCCTCACATCTCTAATCGACTATCGTTCGCGGGCATCTCTCGGAGTGAGTTGGGCGGTTGAAGGGAGCTCCAACTCACTGGCCGCCGCCTGCACTCGTGCGATCCAACTTTACGGGCCGCCGGAACTCTGGTATCTCGACAACGGCAAAGACATGCAGAAAGTGGCGCGGGGCGCCGAATCGGGATTCCAGACGGATAGGCAACGGTTGCGAGATGAGTTTTCCTGGATCGAATCCACCGGCTTTCTGGCACGCACAGGCATTGGCGCCACATTTTGCCTGCCATTTCATCCGCAATCCAAGCATATTGAGCGGTACCACCGTACGCTTCACGAGCGCTACGACAAAGTGTGGTCGGAGGCATATACCGGCCCTGATCCGTTCCACCGTCCGGACCCTGCCACCCTGGCCATGATGGAGCACAGCAAGCTCCTGAAAGCCGGGCACGGCTCCGAAAGCAATTTGCCGCTTGCGAGCACCGTAATTGCGGGCGCGCTCGGGTGGATGGAGGAGTACAACAA